AAGAAAACCTTTTGCAGCACTTCTGACTCACCATCTGCCACGGTTTCATTACCTGAAAGCATCAAATTAATTAAGAAATCAATAATGCCCATGGTTCGTAACGTGGCTAGTTGAACTGTGTAAATATAAACCTCATTCGTAACCATGGTTAAAGTTACTTTTTGGATTAAAAAGTTTTCCTCCCACCCACGCCAAACGCTTTTAATGGTCAGCAATTGACCTGACCGCAAGCCAGGCGTGTAAGTTCTAAAGCTGCCTTCTACAATGCTTTTTGAGTAGGCATCAAGCTGCGCTATACCAAACTTTTTCGCCTCATCACGGCTTTTAATCGTTGGGTCTTCCGTAGCAAATTCATAAATGCCGTATTGCGCGACTGATGCCACATCATCTAATCGCATTACAAGCACAAAAAGCGGCGTACCAGTTACAAAAATGTTATTTGTGCCTGCGGCTGGTACTGTGCCCGTCTTGAAACGGATATACTTTTGTTGATAATTCCAGAAAGAGTCAAAATCCGCTTCTTGATCTATAAAGTCGATACCGACCGTTTTTGCAACGCTGTTAACTGTAACCGTGGGCAAAGTAGAAAATTTGTTACCTAAAACAAACGTTAGTTTTGTACCGTCTCCGTTAAATTTCTCTGTACGTGATTCCCCCTCTATTTCACCACCTCGAATATAAACACGGTTCCTTAGTTGCGAAAGATCTCTTGAAATTTCAAGCGTGTCTTTAATATAAAAAAGCGTGTCGTCCGTGAGTATGAAAGGCGCAGGCTCTGCGTTTCTTTGGAAAAAATGTATGTCTTTATTATAATCAATGTAAAAAGAGAAATTAGTTAGTTTAGAAAGCTTATTTAATGCCTCAAGCAAAGTAATGCGATCAAACGTTACGGTAGTAACTACAATGGCACAATCAACGTTTGCAGTCGTAAAATCAGGCGCGTAATCGGCTACTAAAGCAATTATAATAGCTTCAACGGTTTCATTGGTAAACCGCTCTTGTATTAAAATTCTGTTAGCGTCCTGAGAATAATCGGCGCAAGTTATGTCATACGAAACAATTTTGTCAGACTCTACACGCTCATTAAATGACGTAATGCGGCCTCCGTAGTGTTTAACGGCATCAATGAACAGCTCAACTTCAGCGTCCAATACGGGCACAAATACATGGCCAATATAGCTTTGAATCGAAAACGTCAAAGAGTCGACTTTGTTATTCAACGCGTCGTCTTTACGCAGCGAGCCCATATCAATAAGGCTGCTAACATCAACTGAATTAATTTCAACGGAGATCACAGTTTCATGTTTTGTTTAAGCACTCTAAGGATGTCATTGCCGATTTGTTCGGCGATGCCTTCGCGTCCCATGAAATCATTGCCGCTTATGTTGATAACAATACCACTGCCGCCCATTGCGCCGTTTGCCACTATGCGGCCAGCACCGTTTGGCCAAAACAATTCTGGGCCGCGTTCGCCAACTAAATGCGGTACGTTAGTTCCTACTGGCCCACCAATTGCGCGGCCAGTGACCGATCTGCCTGAGCTTGCAACGCCTGAAACGGCTTTACCGATACCACTACCTACGCTTTTGGCTAGGTTAATGGCTTTTTCTGCAAGCGCAATAAGCGCATTTAATGGCCCAGTAAGGTTATCAATTTGCGATTTAATCCAACTAAGCGCGCCACCAGCAGCACCTTTTATAGCTTCCCATAATGTACCAAAAGCACCGCTGATAGCCCCCCAAATAAAATCCCAGACGGCTTTTATACTGTTTAGTACAGGAATAATTACAGAATTGAGCAGGAACGTTAAAGCAGCGCTTACAGCAGCTTTAATAGCCTCGAATACGGTTACAGTGGTATTCCATACAGCATTAAATGCACCTTGCCAGCCAGGCAAGAAAAAATCTAAAAACAACGTAACTGCGCCAATCATAAAGTTAATGTAAAACCAGAACATATCAGCCATTATTTGCCCGACTGCCTTAATAATTGCCAGCGCACCGTTGATTGCTTTACTAATAGCGTTTTTAATCGCCTCCCAAACGGTTAATGTGAATGCTTTAACTTCGTCCCAATGTTTTACAAGTAGCACGCCAACAGCAATGACGGCTATGATGGCGGCTATTATCAAGCCAATAGGCGACGTAACAATAGCGAATATTGTACCCAAAGCACCAAGGGCCACGCCTAGCATTTGGACACCTGTTATTATGGCTGGTATTAAAAGCCCAAGAGTGCCAATAACACCTATTATTAGGCCAATGGCTGCCACACCAGCAAGAACAGCTATAACTAACTTTGGATTTTCTGCTGCCCATGTGCTGATTTGCTGTACTACGGGTATGACCTTGTCGATTACTTGCTGTAGCATAGGCAAAAAAGCGGCACCGATGGTTTCGCTGATGTCGCCTAACGATTGTTTAAATATTGCCATGGTACCTTCGGCCGTTCCGCCGATGGTATCCGTGGTTTCACGCAAATTCTGATTAAGCCCCTCGGTAAGTGCTGCCACTTTTTCCGTTTCTGAACCGTACAAAATTAAATTCTGCTGCGCCTCCGTAAAGCGAATGCCAGACTTTTCCAAGATGCCAAACTGCCCATTGAGAGCCTTTGCTATTGTGTTGGCAGAAGCTACGTACTGATCCGCGCCAGCAGTAACACCGTTCTGGTTCACAGTAAGGTCTGCAAGCGATTTGGTGAGGTCTAGGACGCTTTGAGTTTGCAATCCGAACGTAGAAAGTTGAGCCGCGCCCATGGTAAGCGCGTCCCCATCAATACCAGATTTCTTTTGGAGTGCGTCGGTAATGGCTAAAATGCTGTCCACCTGTTCACGATTACCCTTTGAAACGTCAATAACAGCGTGCTCAAGTTGGCGAACGCTGCGTTCTGCTTCAACATAATTGCCAATGGATATGCCAACGATACTTGCCACACCTGCAAAAGCAGCCGTGCCTGCGGCTGCCATTGCTCCAAAAGCTGGTTGGAGTTTATCAATTTGCCCATTCAGTTTACTGAATTGGCTTGAAACATCTTTCATCACTGCGTCCGTTTTGTTTTGGGCATCAATGATGATTTGTAGCTTTAGAGGGTTCATTTCTTTTTAGGTTTATGTAGCTCGTTCAAGTAGGCCACTACATCCTCAATGAACCATTCAGGTTGTGCAAGAAATTGCTGATATGTCCAGCGCATTTCAACACATAAAGCNGCCATTAAGCTGCTACCTCTGGTGCAATCGGTTTTTTTTTATCTGCTACATGCGTAAAAATGAAATCCGTATCATCCTCGTGCATATCAAGGACAACATCTAAAATATTGTCCGTGTTACCGTCAACACTCACAATGTAAGTGGTAAAAAGCCTATGTGTTTGTTCCGTAACAATTGCGCCAGCATTTATTTTGTCAAAATCCATTGTTGACTTGCCGCCCATTTGTCTTGGCTGTGCATTTACCTGAGCGTATTGCGCCTGTTCTATGTTTTCCCGTTCTCGTCCTGTAAGCCAGTCTTTGATTATTATTACATGACTCCCAATAGGCGTTGTTATTTCATGCGTTGGTCTGTTTCCCATAAAATTTATAATAGATTTTAATAACTGGCTTGATCATTAACCAAAGTCGCGCGGATGCCATAACCAGTAACAATATCGTGGTGGGCAATAAATTCAACATTGTCAGTAACAATATCATCAATAGGCCGATCTGCTTCTCGGCTTTCAAATGATATTTTAGGCATGACAATGCTTAAAGATGGCGAGTTACCTGATCCAAGATCAATATCTGTGCGCGTAAGCGTCATGCTCATTGCGTAATACGTGCCAGCTACATAGGCATCACGGTAAGTTTCTGCAGTGTAATCCATTACAAAGCTACCGTTTATTTCGTGCATGAGAGCGAGCAAGTCCGATGGTGTAAGTTCGCCAATGTTTTGATTCACACGGGCATTATTGTCTATACTCAAAGAAAACTCTTTAAGCGCAAGTGCAGGGGCCGCTGCAAGGCCAGCAACGTCTGCGGCTACTTTTATTACTACATCAAAAGGGCGGAAATAGTGATCGGTAGAGCTAAACGCAACGGTAACGTCTGCAACAGTTTCCTCGTTTGATGAAAGAAATGACGCTTTAGCAGTAACCAAATCATTAACGGGTGTACTGATTTCTAGGCTTTTTACTAGGCTTTTTGCATATTTGTAATCTTGAAACCCAAGCTGTGAAAGTGCCAACGAAAGAGAGGGAAATTGCGGATTGCCTAGCAATATCTCGAACAAATGGCTATAAACAGTACTAGCAACGACCACTGAGCTTGTGGCTTTACCAAGTAAAGATAAAAGTAAAAAGCCAATAGTCCTAGAGCGTAAATTAAATTCCAAATCGCCCTCTGCGCGCTTTTGCACAACTATAGAACCGGTTGATCCCATGCCGCCGCCTGTGGTTTCACGGATTGGTGCCTTATCAACGGCGACTTTAATACCTGTAGGTGTTCTAGCAGGGATATAAGCTGATGGCGTAACATAAGTACCGCGTACTGTTTCCTTAGCAATACCTATATTTATGTCTTCACCTTTTAGAAAAGGCATATATTATGATTGTTTATGTGATTCTTTTTCAGCTATCTCAATGGCCTGTGCCAAAGTTTTAGCCTTAACGCTAATGCTAAATTTAGGCAGCCAGAATGATTCTGTTTCATGCGTAACCTCAAAAGGGGCGTTCGCACTTTCATTAATGTCTATTCCTTTGGTGTCCATGTCGTCACTAGACAGCATTTTGTTTTTTGGCGATTTCATAAGTAGATTATAACATGGCTTAATTTACCTCGACATATTTGATACATCTTAATGTCATTGTAGCAGTCCTGTAAGGCTGATCACTTACAGCAGTTTCTCCCCAGACGCTAGGTGCTGGCTCTACCCAGTCGCAAGTAGTAAGCGGCCTTGGGCTTTTTGTGGAAAAGATACGGAGCAAATCAGCTACACATTCACCAATCGCAATTTCGGCCTTTTCGTAAGCCGTTTGATTAGGGATAGGGTAATACATTATTAATTGAAAAGCGAAAGCTAACCGATTGTCAGACGTACTGCTATAGTCTGATAAATTTTCGCTTGGCATTACAATAATGGCTGGGTAACCTGCTAATTTCGCCTGCGGAAAGCCATAAACCGCTTTAAATAGAGTTGATTCGGCCGTAATAACTGCGGCAACTTCTTCTCTAATGTCATTAAAAGTGTCTTTTGTGATGTTCATATGGTTTATTTGAATACGTTTACAACCGCTTTACTAAAGTAATCTATAATGTCGCTTTCTGCGGCATCAATACCGCGTTGGAAAAACGGATTGGCTTTTGTACCAGGGTGCTTGACTGTGCGCCCAAACATTTGGCCTGTATATTTGTTTGCTAAAACCTTTGCGTTCTTAACAGTAATAATATGTGGGCGCGTACCTTCTTCAACATATACGCCATAATCAACGCCCACCTCTACTTTGCCAGACGCAATACCAGTCATTTGGCTGCGAATAGATTGCCGCAAATTTCCGCCACCTGATTGTTTGTTAACAGGGGCCTCCCGTTTAGTAGCGCTTTCAATCCGTAAAATAGACTTGCGCACAGCCGTATCTATTTGCCGAATAGTTTTTTCGGGTGCCTCGTCAAACACCCTCTTGATGTCTGCTAGGTTAGGTATGGTGATAGTGTATTTTGCAGTCATGTTTTTAGCTTTCAAAAATGCGAATAAGCACCTCTTTGTGGCTATCTCCTGCAAAATCTAAGCGATCTACAGTTTCCACTTTATACTCTTTGGCGTTCCAAGTAACACGATCACCCTCCAAAATATTTGTACTATAGGCGCAAAACATGAGCCAATACTTGCCAAAGCTACCTATTAAATCCATCGAAATCTTGGCATCTGATTGCTGAATAGCACAAGCTACGCCTGTTAAAAGCGTCGCATATTCAAGCTGGTTGCCCGTTCCGTCTACTAAACGCGCGGTTGTCACGGTTTGATCAAAAAGGCTAGTAAGCATGTTAGAAATTATAGAATTTATTACGATCCATGATCTCTTGCACGCTCAAAAGATCTTGTTTTTGCTCAGGTGTTTTGTAGGTTACTGAATAACGGCCCATCGTTAAGCTTTGGATACTAGAACCGTCAGCCCAAGCAAAGTTAATAATGCCAGCAGCTAAAATTGTAGCCGCTAGTTTAATGTCTGCTTTAACTGTAACAGCACCATATTTTGCATTGACCACAATGTTTTGATTGCCTTCAGGGAAATACAGATAAGGCATCACAATGCTGGTTTTTGGCAATGTGTTGGCTGGGTATACAAAATATTGGTCGGCATCTATTGCGTCCCCATCGGCACTTAATTTGACGGTCATTACTTGTGTAACTGGGCCAATAAAAAGCGTACCCGTGCCGTCGCCATCATATAGCCTGTCAGTCGCTACACCATTTTGCGCAAATATAGCAAAGTCTCGGCCAGTTTCTTGGTCAATAATTTCCTCAGCCGCAGATATCCACTCATCTACCTGAGCATCAAAAGATACATCAATGGTAATTAGTAGATACTTTTCAATGGCTGCTTTGGTTGTATATCCTTTAGGCATATAATTTTATTGTTTTAAGTATACAACATTAGCGTGCAATCTTCCGATACGGCGTAATCATACTGTCGTACGGGGCAGCACTTTTTGCGTAAGGCGTGTTTTGCTTGTGATAAGGAAAACCTTGGATTGCGTAAGTTAGCCCCTTAACAGCAACGCCCAGAGTTTTAACGCGGTATTGAAGTGCTTTGCTTACGGTTTGTGGTACGGGCGGCGATACATCTATTACGTATCCCAGCCCTTTCTGAAGCGTAACTGGCTTTTTTATGCTGTATGAAAGCCCTTTTGTTTGCTGTAATTTGCTTACTAAAGCATACTGCAAGCCCTCTGTTTTTAAGCTATCAGATACCAACCTGTAAGCTAACGCTTTTTGAACAGCAACTTTTATAGCTATTTTATAAGCCAATGTCTTTGTAGCAGGTACAGGAACCTTTACAGAATATTGTATTGATCGGGTATTTACTCCAAACGACCGCACAGCGTATCTTAACTGTTCTGATACTAACGAAAACGTGCGAACCGTATACTGCAACGGCTCACGTAGCGACGGCACTGTTTCAAATAATTCGACTTTATCAATCCAGAAAGATTTGCCTGCTTGCGTACTATTTCCTGAGCGTTTGATCTCAGGCACCAGCATTGTGGTCTGGTTGGTGTAAGCAACAAAATTATGCGTAAATACCTGCCAATCTGTTGTTGTATCAACTTCAAATCTATTTATGCTAGTTGACCATGTGCCGTCTGCTTGTAAATAGTTAATTGTGCCAATACTTGCATCAGCAATAATATACTGTATTTTCCCAGCTACACTAGACTTTATACGCATTGCAAAGTCGCACTTCATGCCTCCAGTGACCGAAAACACAGCAGGCTGCTGCAAAAACACGTTTGAGTTTAAACCATCAACTGTAAGTCTTGCGGACGCTGTGCCCTCTACAAATTCGGAAGTGTCCACTGTAATAGTAGAGGTACCGCTTACGCCCTCAGTCCAGTTTGTAAAATTGTTGCCTACATAATTTGAGAAAAAAGGATTAAGAATTTTTTGCGTGCTGATCGGAGTATAGCGGATTGTGTACTTATTAGATTTTGTGATTGGTAGCGCAACTTTTACTTTGTAAACCAATGGTTCCGTAAGCGCAATAGGCGTTGCTTTGATGGCGTATGCTAACGCTTTTGTCAGTAAAACTTCAGTAACGCTGCTAGTGATCGCATACGCTAATGACTTTGTTTGCGCAATTTTCGTGACTATGCGATATGCCAACGGCTCTGTTTGTGAGCCTTTTGTAACTATGCGATATGCCAATGTTTCTGTTTGTGAAAGAGCTATTTTTACTCGATAAGCAAGCGTCTCAGGTATCGCTGCTGGTGTCGTTTTTATGCTGTAACGCAATGGCTCGGTAACGCTAATTTCTGCTGTGGCGAATATCCAGCCAGTGTTGCCGCCACCACCATCTGTTGAGGTTGTCCCTGCGTACCAAGTCGCGCCTCCAGTAGCATTGGAGTCAATGATGTTAAGAAAGCCAGATATTACAACGCCGCTAGACTTGCTAAAATTAAAGTTCGTGGCGGTAGAGGATTGTAAGGTTATTAAGTTTCCAGCAGAGCCACGTATAAAGACATCGCCCAATACTGTAAAAGTGCCCCCCTGTTCAAAAGTTACCGTTTTTGGTTGCGTGTCAACAGTGAAATCACCTGAAAACGTAGGGTCGCCGTTAATAATAAGTGCGCCAGTGCCTGCCCCAGTAAATAAGATGCTATTGATAGTCGCGTTGCTCATGTCCAACGTCTTCGCGGTAGCAGTAGCGTTGTTTATACGAAGCAAAGACGTGCCAGGCGTGAGCGTCATGTTAGTAAGAACACCAGTATTCCAAACAGTACCTGAGTTAGTAAGCGTCCAAGTACCAGTTCCCATGTTAACCGCGCGTACACCTGAACCAGACGACGAAAACCCGCCAATGGTTAAATCGTTGCCGTTAGCGTTAAAAGTTCCGCTAGTAACCGTAAAAGCGCGCGTGCTGCCTCCCGTGTAATTACCGATAAGTCTCCATGTGCTACCGACACCTGCAAACGTAATAGGCCTGTCAATAGTTAAGCCAGAGGCCGTAATGTCCTTAGTTCCTGATGTACCAGCCATTTGTATAACGTCAGCCGAGGCTGCCACGGTCATGCCTGTAGCAAAGGTTAAGTTGCCTGTAATGATTGTGTCGCCAACGCCATCAATCCAGCTTCCAGCAAAACCAGTCCAAATTAAGTTATTACAGCTCACTACGTTCAACGCAAAAGTGCCTGTGCCAGCAGTTACCTCTATATTGTTTACTGCTGCTGGTGAAATGAGCGTTATATATCGCGACGTTGCGCTAGAATCAGTACAGCGTATGGTAGATGTACCAGGTACGATAGTCGTTAAAGTACCTGCGTCTAATAATCCACCTGTACCGAAGAACGTAATGATGCCGTTACCTAAATCCAAAGTGTTAGCGCGCGCGTTTGAAAAAACACTTTGACAAGAAACGTTGAAATCGTTGAAGTCTACCGTACCGTCTTGAATTTGAATGTTACGATCCGTAGAAAAGTCGTCCAGCAAAGTATACGTACCCCCTACACCGTTAATAAAGTTAGTGGAACCAGAAACGCCAGAGCCAAGCACCTTGCCAGCCGTTGTTATGTTGTGCGAGCCGCGACCTGCAAAGTATAAAGGTGCTGTGTGCGTTATCGTCATTCCAGATACGAGTGTTAGGCTACCAAGTACATGGTAATTAACCGTAGTACCCGTGAACGCCAAGGTAGGCGTGTTTGTTACACCCGTAAAAGAGATATCTTTGCCTAAATAAAGCTTATCTGCTGTCACCGTTTGTGATGCTGCTGTAAACGAGTTAGCGTCAAACGTAGCAGTATCTTGAGCTAAAGGGGCTGTTGCTCCACCTGCGCCACCACTCGTTGCTGACCACTCTGCCGCATCCGACCAGTTACCCGTACCGCCTACCCAGAAACGCGTAACGGCTGCTGTAAAAGTAATACCAGAGTTGCCCCCAGCGTCTCCAAAAGAGGTACCCGTCCAGCCTGCCGCACCTGCGCCCGTAATATCTCTAAAATCTACGTTGGTCATTATGGTACTTCCAGCCGTAATAGTGATTGGTGCGCCTATCGGGCCGACCACCGCCAAACGTCTGGTAGTGATACTGAAGCCCG